GTAACAGCCAGCGTCTTATCTGTTGATCGTAAAAATATTGTTGACTCATTAATTATCTGCCTTAGGTTTTGTAAACACCTTGCTCAATGGTTGACGTTGATCAACAACACCTTTGGTAACTGTGTTTGTAACATTTTTGTTGTTTATATATGTATTGGCATTCAATGTAGAAGTGCCCCAGCCTTTTTGGCTTACGTTATCCATAACTCTGTGCCAACGATTGCCTCGATAGACAAATAATCTATTAGGAGTAAAGTCCACACGTACAAATAGATCGCCTTGTGCTGGATGATCAGGGAATGACAATCCATTGGCCACGCCAGTGGTATCTCCATTGGCAACAGCATTTTCAGTAGTGTTGACAACAAAATCATTTACACCGCTACCATCAAATCCTTTAATTATAGGTTCAATGGTTGTACCTTGTCCAGTTCCTAACGTATCTGTGTATCCGTTCATTGGAGTGTTAATTGCCGCAGACTCTACGATTGCATTTGATATAGCTATTTCTTTTTGATACGTACTCAATGCATTTTTTAAACTATCTGCATCTTCCGGGTTACCTAAGATGCTACGATATTCTTGTGCGTCATTCATTGGTGCTACTTTAACACGCCATAAGTGCGGCCACCATGTTGGACCAAAACCTTCTGCGGCCCTGCTTGCATCTTGTACTACATAAAATTTGTTAATGCTCTTTGCAGTAGCGTCTAATAGTAAGTCATCATTTAAGTGAGGTAGTTCTAGTACGTCACCTGGAATTAATTTACGCCCGATTCTATTGACCATCTCATTGGTATGGAATGTAATGAATAAGGTATCTGCATTTAGGAACAGGCCAAACTGACTTAGATCAAAGTCCTGATCGTTTACGTTGTAAGTTCCACGCAATTCGTAAAGTGTGGTATCATACACACGATCGCGGTTTTCTAAGAAAAGCACGTCTTGGATGTCAAGCTCAGTGATTTCGTTTTTGCCTGCTAAACTGGGTTTAAGAGGATCAGCACCATCATCTACAGCCGCAGGTCCAAGATATTTGTGGACCAACATTGTTGTACCAGATGCGTCTACCATGTCTCGGATGATCCGATCCTGGTAATAAAAGTCGTTAGTTTTGGCGTTCTTCCAAAGCGATATTTTTGGCATATTTTTCCTAGGCCCATCTTGGCTCTAATTCATTGTTGTATTTACCGCACATCCAATACTTGACAGGCTCGCAGAGATAAGTTATAATAGCATCTATACGCTACTAACTTGGAGTAAAAACATGGCTACAGCAACCAAAAAAGCACCAGCAAAAACTCGCATTACTAAAAAGCAGGTTACTGCACATCGTACTAAAAGTACAAGGGACTCTAGCCCAAGCTGGGATGGTGCCAAAGAAATGTCAGGTGAGCAGTTTACTAGCCACTTTCGCAGGGCCATGGAATACTACCGCCTTGAAAGTAGTGTCAAGGATCTCCGTCCAAAAGTAGCAGAATGGATGGAAGCAAATGGCTACAAAAAAGACGCTATTTCAGAATTTCGCAAGCTCAAAGACAGTCGAGTGAATACAACATTGTGCGGAGTAGCCGCATGTCTGGTTCGCGGTATGCCTGCGGTACATGAGGGATTTAACAGCGGCCGCGATACTGCCGCATGGTTGCGAGCCGAAATTGAAAAGTCAGTTAAAGCTGGTAAAGATGACGAGGAAGAAACCCTTGCAGAAAAAGAAGCAGTACCAGAAGTCAAAAAAGAAACTATCCAGGACCGACTAGCTGAAAAGTTTAGCGAAGCAATGGGCGAAATTGAAGGTGCTATTGACGACTTCTTAACAGAAGGTAAAGATTTTTCAACTTACAAGTTTTTGCAGGCTCAAAATATTGCAGTACAATATGCCACTAAAATCCCAGAGCTAATTCAGCCCAGGATTGACGAACTTAACGAACTTAACGAAGGTAAAGACAGCCAATTGCTTGAAGCTTACAAACACATGGGCAAGCGTGATGTAAACAAGCTTATCAAGTTTTACGAAGCTATCATCAACGATGCTATGGCATACAAGACTAGCAAGATTGCTACTCGTGCCAAGCCTAAGCGTAAGCCAGTGCCTCCCGAGAAACAAGTACGTGGACTCAAGTTCCTTAAAGAGTTTGCAGAACTTGGGCTTAAAAGTATTCCACCTACTGATATCCTTGATACTAGTGAGCTTTGGATTTACAACACTAAGACCCGTAAAATTGGTCGCTTTGTAGTACCCATGCACGGCGACATGGTTATTGGCAAGCTAGGCGTTAAAGGTAGTGCAATTACCGGATATGATGAAATCCGTAGTACTACTAAAACTCTACGCAAACCAGCAGAAAAGCTAGCAGAGTGGAAAGCCTGCGGAAAACCACAGCTTCGTAAGTTTATGGACACTATTAAATCTGTGGAAACCAATCAAGTAAGTTTTAAACAAGTGTCTCCGGTAAATAGTATCGGAGACACTATATGGCAGAAACTACACAAAGATCAAAAGCACAAAAGTATATCGAACTTAACCTCGGTGGAGGTATGGTTGATATTGAGCTGGATAAAGAACACTATGACATGGCTATTGATACGGCCATTTCTAAATATCGCCAGCGTTCAAGCCGTGCAGTTGAAGAAAGCTTTATGATTTTAACTCTTTCCCCAGGGGAAAGCGTTTATACATTGCCAGAAGAAATTATTGACGTTAGAGTTATCTATCGTGCAAGTGCAGGCGGTACAGGTAGTACTGCCACAAACTTTGAACCGTTTGAAGCTGGTTACTTAAACATGTACATGCTTAATGCCGCACGTGGACAAGGTCTAGCAACATTTGAATTGTGGATGGGACAGCGTGAATTACTTGGACGTATGTTTGGTGCCTATGTAATTTTTAATTGGTCAAACACTACCAAGCGTTTAAATTTACATCGTTATGTAAAGACAAGCGAAGACATCATTTTACACACGTACAACTATCGCCCAGACGAAGACTTGTTAGCAGATGTCAGTGCCGGCCCGTGGTTAAGAGATTATGCTCTTGCAACTGCAAAGATGTCACTGGGACAGGCACGTAGCAAGTTTGCTAGTTTAGCTGGCCCACAAGGTGGTGTTCAACTTAACGGTAACGACTTGATTAGTCAAGCAACTGCTGAAATTGCGGCTCTCGAAGAAGCATTAATGAAATACGAAGATGGCGGAACTCCGTTAGGCTTCTTCTTTGGTTAACCTGCTCTTGATTTAATGTCGCAGTCGTGTTAATATAATACATGACTACAATTATTGGGATATGCGGCTTTATAGGTTCTGGCAAAGACACAGCCGCAGACTATCTAGTAAACTTTCATGAGTTCCGCAGAGACTCATTTGCCGCTACCCTCAAAGACGCTGTTGCCGCTGTATTTGGCTGGGACAGAGAACTACTAGAAGGGCGAACTAAACAAGCACGTGAATGGCGAGAGCAAGTTGACACTTGGTGGGCTACTAGGCTTAATATGCCCAATCTAACTCCTAGATTAGTTTTACAGTTATGGGGTACTGAAGTTTGTCGCCGAGCATTCCATGATGATATTTGGATTGCCAGTTTAGAAGCTCGTTTGCGTAATGCTCGGGATAATATTGTAATTTCAGATTGTCGTTTTCCCAATGAAATTACTGCTATTAAAAATGCAGGCGGCAAGGTAATTTGGGTACAACGTGGAGAGTTACCAAGCTGGCATATTATGGCCGCAAAAGCAAATCAAGGCGATGCTTTTGCCGCTGAAAAGCTAAAAAGTTTGGGTATACATGCTAGCGAAACAGCCTGGGTTGGTACAGACTTTGATGTAATAATTGACAATAACGGTACTGTAGACGACTTGTACAAGCAGATTGCATTGATTGTCCAGTGATCAATAAAAAGCAACTTAACCACTAAATAGGTTCACTTTTATCGTTTACAGCTAAATATCTTCGAGTAAGGGCAAGAATCCCTTAGATTACGGAGATATTAAAATGGCTCAGCTAACTTCCCCAGGCGTAAGCGTATCAGTTATTGATGAAAGTGCATACGCTGGTTCTGGTAACGGTACTGTTCCTGTTATTGTATTAGCAACACGTTCAAACAAATCAGCACCTGACGGTTCTACTGCAATTTACACCACAGCCCCATATGCTAAAAAGGCTTTAACAATTACTAGTCAACGCGAGTTGGTTCAGTATTTTGGTGAACCTAATTTCACAATCGTTGACGGTACACCAGTACACGGTCACGAATTAAACGAATACGGTCTATTAGCCGCTTATTACTACTTGGGCGTTGCAAACCGCGCAATTTTAGTTCGTGCTGATTTAGACATGTCACAATTGGAACCGCAAGCATCTGCTCCAGCAGGTCCTCCAACAAACGGTCAATATTGGTTAGATACAGATGCAAGTT